GTATTCAAAAAGTCAAGAAAATAAAGATTATTGTAATATATATTATAATAATTGTAAAGGAGGAGAAACTATTGGAATATGGGGTGAATATGATATACATATGGATGGTTATTATTATTATAACTTGAACAATGAACCATTTCATGGCTATGTCACTGATGCTAGTTGGGAAATAAAAAGGCTCAATAAAGTGGACCGAGAAAAAGCCATAGAAATACATAATTCTGAAACACAAAAACAATATCAAAAAATAGCACTTGGTGAAGAAATAATGGTTGTACTTAAAATAGACGGGACTATAATTACATATGATAATATATCTGGCAACCATAATGATTTTAAAGAACGAGACAGTTATGAAGAATTGGATAATGCCGCCTATGGTTTTGATGAAGATTATTTTGACAAAGATGAAAGAATGTTTTATTTACCATCAAATCCATGTGATAGATTTAAAGATATAATATGTGGTAGTTCTCATTGTGTTGGTATTAAAATAGACAATACTGTTATTACTTTTGGTAATCCAAGTCCAGAAACCCACCATGGAATTGATATATATGAAAATTCGCCACATGATATAAAAATAAAAATGGTTGCATGCGGTCTTTATCATAGTATTGGATTAACATTCGATGGATCTGTATTAATATGGGGGGGTAATTCAAATGATCAACATGATGATCATCCTGAACCAGATATTAAATTTAAAACAATTGCATGTGGTAAAAATCATAATGTTGGCATTAAAGAAGATGGTTCTGTATATACATGGGGTCTTTTATTGGATGATAAATGGATTAATAACCCAACAACCAAAAATTTTGTTTTAATCGCATGTTGTGGTAATCATAATATTGGTTTAAATACAGACAACGAAATAATATCTTGGGGTTGTGATGATAATTATGAATGTTATGATATTTCTTCATATAATATTGGTGATTATAAAACAATAGTAAAAATATGTGCAGGAAAATATCATAACATTGCGTTAAGAAATAATGGAGAAATTATAATATGGGGTGATCTTTCACACGAGAATAAACATTTACCTGTATTAAATTTGGATGATGATGAAGAACGTATAATCGATATTAGTTGTAAAGGAGAAATAAATATTGGGTTAAAAGCAAATGGCAAAATGATATATTGGGGGAATATTCCAACAAATAAAATGTTAAAGTATGGTTATAGAGCACAACTAACATATCCAGATCCCGAGACTAAATTTCATTCAATTGTTGCTGGAAATGGTTTTTTTGCTGGTATACTCTTATAATTTTCTAAAAGTATTTACAAATTGTTCTAAACTAATAATAAAATTTAAAATTTCGTAATGACATTTTGATATAAAATGAGAATTTGAACAATCAAATAATCCATGTGTTAAATTTCCTGTTTTAATTTCATTATAAATTTCATCTAAATTATAAAAAAAATGTGGATTTTTTTCAATAAAATTTTTAATTTTATTAATTAAATGTATATCTACAAACATTTTAAACATTTTTGGATTATTTATATCACTCATTCTAATTGGTGTAATATATAATAATTGTTCTGTGGGTGTGATATTATTAATAATAGGTTTTGATAATGTATCAATTATGATAGATGAATAATAATTAATAATTGTATCAAGTAGTGGTGCTTTATTATATGGATAATACCATGTTTCGTCAATAGAATTATTTCTGTCAAAATAATATTGTGTAATCCATTTAAACCCTTGTAAATATATTTTAACAATTTCTTTTTCAGAAACTTTTTTAAAATATGTGTTATAATAAAACTGTGTATTAATAGTATCTTTATTAATAATACTTGAATTAAACCTACTTGTTGGTTCGAATATCTGTGTATATTTATCTAATTTATTATTGATTAAATATAATTCTTTATTTCTTGGTTTTAGATCTTTCATATTTTTAACATGTTTTTTTAATTTAGATGTATATTGGTATTCATAAAGTTTTTCATAAGGTGAATTATTATTAATATTATAGATATCAATTGTAAATTGAGAATTAAGAGATAATATATTTTTTTTAATAATTTCCAATAAATCATTTGGTTTCATTAAATAAAATTCCAAACATCCATATTTTGTTTTATTTATAATTGTATTCATCTTGCCTGGATCAATATAAAATAATAGATTATCATAAAACGAATCTCTTGTTTTTTCATTATTTTTAAATTTTAAATAATCGATATAAAAATTTTTTTGATTTACCCAATTATAGTTTTGATAAATATTTTGATTAGCATTTCTAAATAACAATCGTTTTTCGTGTGTTTTTAAAAGTGATATAAATTTAAAAAATGCAATATTTGAAATATTATTATCAATTAATATATATCCATTATCAATTAATATTATTAAATATAAATCAATTAAAAATAGAAAATCTTGATTTGTTTGTATTGCTTCTATTCTTGGTAAAAAATCATTACCAAATATTGTAAATATAAAAACAATATCATTAATAATATTAGTAATATTTATTTCTGTATTAGTTAATCTATCTTTACAATAAATAAATATTGATTGTTTTAATTCTTCTATATTTATTATTGATAATAACTCTGTTTGTTGTTCAAATTTAAAAATATTAATATTACTGGATTGTTTTGAAATCAAACTTAATAATATTACATCTGAATCGGGGCTATAAAAAATAATATTTTCATTTGGTAAATTAATCATTAAATCATAAATTTTCATTTCTGCTTCACCAGGTGAATTAGTATCTGAATATTCAAATTTATTTAATTTAGTGTAATATTTATAATCATCAAAATTTAATATTAAATCTTCTTTATTTATTACATCTCCATCAATTGTTGATTTAATATTTGATAAAAATTTTGTAATTTTATTCATAAAAAATGTTCCAGGACTAATATTATTTTTACTCCATGAAAATTTCACATCAAATGGTTCTAATAATTGTTCAATAAAATCACCAACAAATCGTCTTTTTTTTTGTTCTAACATTTTAGAAAAAGATGGAACACCGTCTAATGCAATATACATTAATTTTAACTTGTTCAAATCTAATTCTTTTAATATACTAATTATAAAATCATTTACTTTTTTAATAATTAATATTTCGATATCATTTATTTCTTTATTGTTTTTATTTAATTCTTCGATTAATTTACTTGATGTATGATGAATAATAGAGTTAAAATCAAATAATAAATATGATGCATTAATATTTGTATTATTCGATTTATCCAAGTCTATTGATTTAATAACATTAAAATTACGATTTATTGTTGAAAAGAATTTCTCAACTCCCATTTATATATTATATTGTATATAAAAAGTTTAATTTTAATAATTTTTAATTATTAAAATTAAAGAATGATTTTAAAAATCATTATATATAATATTTACATTTGTTAACATATCGATATTAACAAGAGTTTGACTTTTATGTAATATTAAATTTGTTAGATTTGTTAGAGCTGATACATCAATAATATTTTTACATAATGTAATATCTAATGTATGAACATTTGTTAATACAGAAACATCTACTATATTTTTACAATTATTTAATTCTAGTGTATGAACATTTGCTAATGCAGATAAATCACTAATATTATTACACGAATATAATCCTAATGTATGGACGTTTCCTAATGCAGAAACATCTGTTATTTTATGACATAAACTTAATTGTAAATTATGAACATTTGTTAATGCTGAAACATCAGATATATTATCACAATTATATAATATTAAATTATGGACATTTCCTAATGCAGAAACATCATTTATTTTAGTACAAAAACTTAAATTTAATGTATTAACACCACTTAATGAACTAACATCAATAATATTATCACAATAACTTAAATTTAAATCAAAAACATTTTTTAACCCACTAACATCAATTAAATTAATACATTTTTTTAAATTTAATGTATGTACGCTTGATAAATTACTAACATCTCTTACATTAATACATCCATTTAAATCTAACATATGTACATTACCCAAAGCACTAACATCTGTTATATTTTCACAATGGTGTAAAATTAATGTATTTACATTACCTAAATCACTAACATTTGTAATATTATTACATCCATTCAACCACAATGTATGAACTTTATTTAAATCACTAACATTTGTAATATTAGTATTACTACAACATAATTCGTGAATACCACCTAACGCACTAAAGTCTGTAATATTAGTACAACAATTTAAAAATAACGTATGAACTGTTGATAATGCATTTACATTAATAATATTTATACACCAACCTAAATCCAATGTGTGCACACTACCCAATGCACTAACATCTGTAATGTTAACACAACCACATAATCGTAAAGTATGAACATGTCCTAATGCACTAACATCAGTGATATTAATACATCCAGATAAACTTAAATTAACAACATTACATAATGAGCTAACATCAATAATAGACGGGCTTTGTAAGCTTAGTGTATGAACATTACATAATACACTAATATCAATAATATTATCACAACACATTAAATGTAATATGTGTACTTTTTCCAAACAACTTACATCGGTTATATTTTTACAATTATTTAAATTTAAATAATAAATATTTCCTAACATGTTAACATTTGTAATTTCACAATTCGATAAATTTAATATATGAATATTTGATAATGTAGAAACATCTGTTATATTTTTACAACCACTCAAATCCAACACATATACATTATTTAATATACTAACATCAACAACATCTTCACAACCACTTAAATCTAGTTCTAATTTTCTATTTAATTTTTCAAGTTCGATTAATATTAAATTTCTATAATTTTCATCTTTATAATATTTCATAGATGCATCTTTATTTAATTTATAAATATCATTTGTATTGTACAAATCCATTATTTAAATATAAAAAATAATCTTTAAATAAAAAATTACACATGTTTTCCTACTATAAATAATTATTTAAGATTACACCAACACATATTACAGACACTTTATATATGTCTGGTGAACAAAGCTTTAAACGTGCAAATAATGATTCTATTATTGTTTATATAAAATGTCTTTTTTATCATATTAATAACTATTATAATATATATATCTATGAATTATCAAGACAAATATTTAAAATATAAAAATAAATATATTAAAATACAACAAGGTGGTGTTAAATCCAATTGAGTACAAACAACTAATATTGACAATATTGAATTAAAATATAATACACAATTATTAACAAATCACCATTTTCAAAAGATACAAAATAGAAAGTATAATATAAAAATTTATTATTTATCAAGTAATGAAATAAATTCTTGTTTTATAATAATAGATAAATATAATAATGATACATTTTATTATTATCCAAAATCTAGACAATTTAAAAACGACAATCCTACAACCAATAGTCGTCCCCCCTGATCACATTATTGAAATTTTTATGAAAGCTGAACAAAATTATTTGGATAAATATTAATTTTAAATCTTTCTAATTATTTACTTTGTAATTTAAAATAAATATAGTAATGTAAATAAAAAAATAAAATAATAAATTATTTTATTTTTTCAAACATTTCTAAGAAACCACTGATTGCTCTACACCATGCTGTCAAGAAACGGCTCAGTTTCCTCATTCAATGTTTTGTTGTCGGTCTGTTCTACCACCTGGTTTGCGTCATTGTGTGTTTCAGTGTTTGGATCCTCACCAAATACTTTATCATTCAACAACATTCGCACTGTGAATATTGATGTAATTTCACTGTAACACACTCGTAGAATCGCAATGTCAATTTGTGATATCGAAACGACAACCATCAATGCACGACGAACACTTCCGACAAACCAAAAAGTATTCGCAAAAAATTGCAATTCATTCTTGGTAAAGTCAGTGATATATTTTTTGTCAGGATTGTACACACTAAATCCAAGAATTGGATTAGCTATCTCATTCACAAAACAATTAATAACCTCAACAATTAACATCAAAATTTGAAAATAAATGTATTTTGTGTTGGTGTCAATCAAAATTCCAAGAACTTCAAGATCATCGTTTGGTCCAAATCTTATGTATTTGCTATTTCCATTATACATAATGGAAATTATGCAACCAATAAATATGGTCAATACACAATTTGTCATCAATACCAACTTTAGTTTGGTTTTTGACTCCATTTTTGTTGTTTGTTGCAGATGTCCTTATTTACTTAAAAAGGGCGAAAAATACGCGAGGGTTTTGGTGATCTTATTTACTTAAAAAGGTCGAAAAATACGCGAGGGTTGGGAGTGACACAAACTACTTTTAGTGTTGAGTGGTATGTATGACTTAAATATTAAAAACCATTATTATCATAAAATTTCAATTTTTTTCAAGAGTCGTGTAATAATAATCACATTAAAAAATTCAATTTTTAACAAGATTTGTAATAATGTAGTATCACACAATTTATTTTAAAAACAAGTGTATATTAATATAATGTTAAAAAAAAAATATTTAAAATACAAACAAAAATATTTAGAATTAGTAAATATTAGTGGTGGTGGTGATGGTGATGATGACGATGGTGGTGGTGGTGATGGTGATGATGACGATGGTGGTGGTGAAAAAAGAAAAAATGATGATAGACTATTTGTTGTTCCAACTGTTCCAACTGTTCCAGATTACTCGTATGGTTATAATCCATCTGAAGATCCTGATATGGAGGAAATACGAAATAATATTACAAACCTGTTTAAACCAGTACAAGAAGATTCATTTGAATGTGGAGTCGATAAGAACTATCGTAATGTTGAGTGGATATATAATGGAATCATATCATATGAAGATATAATTAAAAAAGATCATTTAATATATAAACAAATTGAAGATATTGCTTCAATATCAAAGGCGATTGATAAATCTAAACATATTGAAAAGGAAACAGGTGCACAACAAACTCATATTCATGCGTCATATAATAAGGATTTAGGATTTGAAAATTCAGTCACTTATATTAATTTTATACTATCATTAATGTATATATGGGTAACAAAATATCAAATATTATTTAGTGAAAAATATATTTGTGATTTTGATGAATGGGCTAGTGATAACAAAAATGCATGTGGGAAACCTCTAGTTTTTTCAACTTTACGCAATAATGAGGTAACCAGTATGGGAGATCGTTATACTTTATTTATAAAAGATTCTAATTTTTATATTAAATTATTTCCTAGTGAAAATACATATACTGAATTATTTAAAACAAAATTTCGAGGCGATACTTATTATTGTTCTATTAACATAAATATTTTTATAAATGATGTGGCAAAAAATTATAATAAAATATATGATAATAGATATTACGATTTAAATATTGTACCATCTATTATCGTTTATGATGATGATACAATTAAATTAGAACCACATTTTGAATTTAGAGCAATTAATAATTTAATGAATATTGGTGGTGGAATAAACGATTTTTATGGTGATATTAGTGGTTTGCGAGATAAAATTATCATGTTAATTAACGATATAAAAGATATTTTTAAAGATACAATAGACCATGTGAAGATGGATGATTTTGATGAAAAACAATTAAACTTTGGTATTGAAATCGAAACATGTACTAAAGTAATCAAAAAGCCTAATGTAAGCAATAAGCGTCCTAAAAAATTAATGGTACCGTCTTTAAAACAACCGTTTTAAGGCTCTAACAATTTCTTAATCATCATTAATATTGGTATTTGAATATTATGTATTTTTTTTAAGTAAATATGTAATTATATAAACCAGTGATAATAATAATTTATTTTTAATACACACAAAGGTAACGAATATATCAACACAAAGTACTTTTATTAATTTTAATAATTATAATTTATTTAAAAAATATTTAATTATTTTTTTATTATATTTTACATTTTCAACAATAAATATAATATCATCACTATGTATAAAATTCGGTATATAGATATTCCAACCACTATATTCCAAAAATTTTTTTCTATTAAATGCACTAAACAAAGTAAATATATTATTAACTAATCCCAATGTTCGTTTATCATTTGTTTTTTTTCATACAAATTAAACCATTCTTTGTTATCATTATATAATATATTTTTGATTTTATTCCATATTGTTTGATTTTTATAAAATAATAATAATATTTTTTTTCTAGTAATTTTTGGTAATTGTTTTTTTTCTTCTATTGAAGATTCGTATAAGATACTATTTTGTAAAATTATATTATGATTTATATGATAACTGACATCATAATTTTTTTGTAATAAATCAAGAGTATATTTTTTTCTTTTTTGCGTCATATCATATTTGACATGACAAACAGAACCATAATCAATAAGCGAATATTGGAATTTACAAGGTAATATTTTTCCATATATTTTAAGTTGGTGTGTTTTTATTTTTTGATATAATATATTTCCTATATGTATATCAGCATGTAAATAACCATTTGAATGTAATGTGTCTACGGCGTACAATAATTGAATTAACAAACAATATTTTTCTTTTATAGATAAACCTTTTTTAATTATATTATTTATGGTATTACCTTTATATTCCAAAACCATATCTAAACAATAATTCGATTTATTTCTAGCAATTAATTCTTTTTTCATAAATGGGTGTATATATTTTGGTTTATGTTGATAATGACATTTATTAATATCATAATTATACATTTTCATAAAATATTTTTGTTTTAGATTCGACAACTTATTTATGAAATTATTAAAATCGATTTCACACCAAATTTAATGCTTATAATTTAATTTAATTTCTGTTGGTAGTAATTTTTGTCTTTTCAATACATATATTTTATTATTAATTTCAATTAAATAAACTATACCATTACTACCCTTATCTAATTCTTTTATTATTATTATATTGTTTTTATCGCTCATTATATATAATACATTATATAATTTTTATATTTTTTTATAATTTTTATCAACATCTGATATTAAAATCTCAATTATATATATAATAATGTTATTTATTTTAATATCAGATATTGATAAAAATTATAAATCATGGTATGAATGGATTCCATATAATCAAACAAATAAAATTAAAACTAATTTTGTTGCTCAATTAAAAAAAATGGGTGAGGTATTTATACCTAAACCAAATTTTGTTAATTTTAGAAAATATGCTGATTATGATAATAATACAGGATATGGTATAAATATAAATTTTACATTAGAAGACTTGGAGTTTGAAAATTATGCTAAATGGATTTATGAACAAATTGATATAAAATATAAAAATAAAAAAAATATAATTGTAATAGGACTTGAACAAGGATGTCATCATGCTAAATTCTTTGCTCAAAAATATCATAAAGATTGTAAAGGGGTATTCATACTTGGAAATAGAATATTAACAAAAGAAAACTATGAAAGCCTTAATAATAAAATATATCGTGATTCGTTGGTAAAATATTTTGGTAAAGAATGGAAAAAATATACAATTGAGAATATAGATAATAAACATCTTGAAGAAATATTGGTTAGACTAGATAAAAAAGGCGAAAAGAAAAATCAAGATTATGTAATGTATCTAAATGGATTAGTTAAATTATATACCAGATCGCAATATGATAAAATAAAAAAAGCAAAAATACCATCTTTTATATATTCATATACACAACAAATTGATAATAAAAAATTAGAAACAGATAGAAAATATAAAAATAATAAAGTAATTTTTTACTATTTAGATGATGATTCTGTTTATCTTATATATGGTTCATATAATAATGAAATTATTGAAAGGATTAAATGTCTAGTAAATAAAAAAATGTAATTTTTCATATATTTCAAGACACTGTGATAACGATTAAACCAGTCCAAGACTCTTTTCCTCTTTAGTGTTACATAGATTGTGACACACCCAGCTAGGCAGCTGACTCATCGTTTGATGATGTTTTGATAGAAATGTTATTGGACGATGAGTCAGCGTGCCAACAAGAAAAGGAATTAAATCCTTTGGAGTCCGGTTCCTATCGGTGTGTGGGAATAATGAAAGCTACGGCGCCGTTTTGGGTATAATAAAATGTTACGGTACACTGTGATAAAGATTAACCCAGAATAAGACTCTTTCCTCTTTTAGTGTTGCACCGATAGTGACACCTCTTATATATGTCTGGAGAACAAAGCTTTAAACGTGCAAATAATGATTATGTTTCTATTATTGTTTATAAAATGTCTTTTTATCATATTAATAACTATTATAATATATATATCTATGAATTATCAAGATAAATATTTAAAATATAAAAATAAATATATTAAAATACAACAAGGTGGTATTAAATCCAATTGGGTACAAACAACTAATTTTGACAATATTGAATTAAAAGATAATACACAATTATTAACAAATCAACAATTTCAAACGACACAAAATAAAAATTATAAGATAAATATAAAAATTTATTATTTATCAAGTAATGAAACAGAATCTTGTTTTATAATAATAGATGAAGATAATAATGATACATTTTATTATTATCCAAAATCTAGACAATTTAAAAACGACAATCCTACAGCCAATAGTCGTCATCCTGATCACATTATTGAGATTTTTAGAAAAGCTGAACAAAATTATTTGGATGAATATTTATTTTAAATCTTTGTAATAAAAAATCTTATAAAAAAAAGAAAAATAGTAAAAAATCTAGCAAACATAGAATATTAAAAATTTATAAAGATTAAAAACTGGCATTTAAAATACGCACTGCTCTAAAACCAAATAATTTATTATTTTGTTTCTAATCATTTTTTAAAAACAAGTGCATATTAATATAATGTTTAAAAAAAATATTTAAAATACAAACAAAAATATTTAGAATTAGTAAATATTATGTATTTTTTTTAAGTAAATATGTAATTATATAAACTAGTGATAATATAATATTGTAATAATATATCAACATAAATTACTGTTTATTAATTTTAATAATTATAATTTATAAAAAATAAAAAAAATTTTAATGTTTATTGATATTTTATCTTGGATAGAATGAAATAAATAAATTATATTGAAAAAGAGATTATAAATTTATGAATAGAGAAGATATTTATAACAACATCTTTGTAAAGATATAAAATTATTTAATTAATGTATTTGATATATCTAAGTCATATAAAAAATAATAAACCATTTTATTACATATGTTTAATTAAATAAAATAGAATTTATTCTATAAACTAAATATTCTTGGTGTATAGTATCATTATGTATGTTTAGAATGTTGTCTAAGTTATGAACGAAAATATAACTTAATTTATACATTGTGTCAATATTACCAATATAAATATTATCAATACCAAAACACTCTTTATCATAAATAAACACATTCTTTGTAAATATTTTATCATTATTTCTTTTTATAAAATTAATAATTCTTGTACTTATATCTTGTCCGCTATTTCTTTTTATAAAATCAATAATGTTTGTACCAATATCATGATTACAATATTTTTGAATAAAATCAATAATGTTTGTATCAATACCACTATTACTATTATATAATATATCAAGTCTACAATTAATAACCATTTCAGATTTATTAATATACACTGCATTATTAATAAAATTTATTATTTTATGTTTTCCATACCAATAATTTTTCCAACCAATAATTGGCATAAGTCCGTTATTAATTTTTCCACATAAATTACCAATTAATTGTATTTTTGTATCATCATCAATAATAATGTGATGTATTAAGTGTTTTAAATCACCAAAATAATTATTGATAATTTCTTTATTTACAATTTGACAATTATGATTTATTTTTCTCCAACTTACACTACTTGAAAATATATTCCAAGTATGTATAAATATTTTTAAATCTGGATATAAATCATAAATTTTATGTATAAAATCATAAAGGTTGTTTGAGTTAAAAGACTCTCTAATATGTCCTCTCAAAACTAATATCATTATATGATAATATACATTATTTATTTTTATATATATATATGAATTATCAAGACAAATATTTTAAATATAAAAATAAATATATTAAAATGCAATATGGTGGTTTAAAATCTAATTATGTACAAACAAATGATATCATCAAAAATATTGATTTAAATGAATATGTGTGCGATTATTAATAAATCTCGTTTTATAATAATCGATGAAAATGAAATTTATTATTATTTTCAAATTCCAATAAATATAATTACAATTATTAACCTACAAATAATAAAGCTTTACCTAATGATATTGTAGAGTTTTTTTAATAAGGTTGAACAGAATTATAATGGGGTATATTCATAACTTATACAAGATAGACACGTATTGTTACAATGGTATTTGTTTAATAAAAAAATTGAAATAGTGAATCTATAATAGTTTTATATAATCAAAGTCTTTTGGCGGGTGGTGGACCGCAGTGTTGGAGAATGTCTTGTGATGTTTTGAGAGAAATGTTATTGGACGAACCTACGCTTCTAAATGTAAAAATGTTCGGGGCTATAACAAGCCAATTAGAAAAGGAAGAACTTATTAATTAATTCCTTTGGAGTCCGGTTCCCATCGACGTGGGGATTAATGAACGCTACGGCGCCGTTTTTGGTATAATAAAATGTTACAGTACACTGTGATAAAGATTAAACCAGATTAAGACTCTTTCCCCTTTCCCCTTTTAGTGTTACTCCGATAGTGACACCCCAGCAGGGCAGCTGACTCATCGTTTGATGATGTTTTGAGAGAGATATTATTGAACGACCCCCTTAGTTGTTGCTTAGCCAAAAAGTGATAACTACAATTCGAACCGACGAATAAAAAAAAAATAATTTATTATTTTTGTTTTATTTGTTTTATTTGTTTTATTATTTTTGTTTTATTTGTTTTATTTGTTTTATTATTTTTGTTTTATTATAATGTTTGCTTTGTTTTATAAAAAATTGAAATATTAATAATATCGATGTTCTATAAAATAATTGATAGTAAGTTGTACGCCGCTTGTTGGTACCTGGTATCAATAATTGTATAACCCAGTCGTGCACCGATTGTTGATAACAACATCAATGATTGTATGACGCCGCTTGTAGATTGTATATCAGTCTGTGAGCAAAAGCATGTAATCATGCGAACAAAAGCATGTAATCATGTGAACCCTGTTGTACGCCGCTTGTTGATCATGTAGGATCAGTAAGTGGATGACATCGGTAATTTTTAGCTTGTTGATCTTTTGATTAGCGTGCGAATGACGTGCCGCGGTTGTCGATACGCAGATTGTTGGTACCCCCCCGTATCAATAATTGTATGACCATTTTGTGGAGAGGACGAGCCAATCCTAGAAAGAAGATAGTAATTCTTTCGGAGTACGGTTCCCATCGATGCGGGGAATAATGACAGCTACGGCGCCGTTTTTGGTATTATCAAATGTTGTTGCAGCATACTGTAATAAAGATTAAACCAAACCAATACTCAATCCACGAAAACAAACACCATCTCAACATGTGAGAACTGCAGATTTTGACAAGAACCTTTACGTGGTTCTGCAGATAAGTAATGCGTGATTGCAAAAAACTAATATTTGTCAACCCCTAGTTTGATGATGTTTTGAGAGAGATATTATTGAACGACCCCCCTTAGTTGTTGCTTAACCTAAAAGCGATAACTACATGTTCGAACCGACGAATAAAAAAAAAATAATTTATTATTTTTTTTTTATTATGTTTGTTTTATTATTTTTGTTTTATTATTATATTTTATCATTCTAGTGGTTTTTTTATATGTATTATAAAAGTTAATTAATAACAATGGTTTTGTTGATGGTTTATTTAATAAAAAAATTGAAATAGTGAATCTATAATAGTTTTATATAATCAAAGTCTTTTGGCGGGTGGCGGACCGCAGTGTTGGAGAATGTCTTGTGATGTTTTGAGAGAAATGTTATTGGACGAACCTACGCTTCTAAATGTAAAAATGTTCGGGATCTATTGCGAGCCAACAAGAAAAGGAAGAACTTTAATAATTCCTTTGGAGTCCGGTTCCCATCGACGTGGGGAATAATGAACGCTACGGCGCCGTTTTTGGTATAATAAAATGTTACAGTACACTGTGATAAAGATTAAACCAGATTAAGACTCTGATCCTATTCCCTTTTAGTGTTACTCCGATAGTGACACCCCAGCAGTGCAGCTGACTCATCGTTTGATGATGTTTTGAAAGAGATATTATTGAACGACCCCCTTAGTTGTTGCTTAGCCAAAAAGTGATAACTACAATTCGAACCGACGGATAAAAAAAAAATAATTTATTATTTTTGTTTTATTTGTTTGTTTTATTATTTTGTTTTATTATTATATTATTTGATATTGTATTCATTAAATTTTTTTTGTTTATTATTCCATATTCTAGTGGTATTGTTGATGGTATTTGTTTTATTATTTTGTTTTATTATTATTTTTGTTTTGTTTATATTAAATTTTTTTTGTTTATTATTCCATATTCTAGTGGTATTGTTGATGGTATTTGTTTTATTAAAAAATTGAAATTGTAAATCTATAATAGTTCCATATA